CATCATAAGTAAACTGTTTGCCTTGAGCCTCTTTTAACATTCCAGTAAAATCTTCCTTAGACATATTTGTTTTTTTCATAAACTCTTCTGCCTGATTCATTTTTTGCTGAGTTGCTTGATTTTCTTTAGCAATTTGTTTTTCTTTTGTCATCATGTTATTTACTCTTTTTTGAACTGTGCCTTCTACCATTTGGTTAAGTACTTGAGCAGATTCTGACTCAGAGTCAGTTACTGCTTCATGCCCATCAAATATAAAATCCTCTGATAAATTCAGTTTATTTTGTACTGATTCAGGCGTTTGGCCACCATTTTGTAGGTAACCGCGAATAGTGTCCACAAGGCCGCTATCTCTTTTCATATAATCTACTAAAGGTTTTATTGGTTGGAACTCTTGGAGTTCGGCATTTAACCTTTGAGCTTCTCGACTAGAATCTTTATATCTTTTTTCCCAGTCCGTATCATTTCCTTGCGCTTGCACAGAGTCAGGGGTTACCTGAGTTGCCTGTTCAGCTTGTTGGTTTATTGATTCTTCTTGAACTTCCCCTGAAGTTGGTTCTTCTAAAACAGCGCCACTAACTTCGTTATCTAAAGCATCAAAGAAAGAGTCACTAGAGTCAAATACACCTTTTTCAGCATCTGTATTAGATACTTCATTAGATGGTATTGAGTTACCAGATGGTTCTTCTATCATTATTTTCTCCTATATATTGGTTGTAAGTTACTTATTTTTATTAGAAATAGGCAAGCTATTTAAAATAGTGTCAAGTTTTTCACGTTCATTTTCCATATGTTTCTTATTATCTTCACGTATTTTTTGTTGGTACATCTTAGTTTCTTTGTATTCAGAATCCATTGCAGACTTAGTTTCAGCAGACTTTCTACTAACTTCCATTTGGCCTTGCATAACTTTAGATTTAATTCCTGCTTGAACAAGCTGTCTTTCAAGAGTCTCAATAGTACCTTCTTTATCTTGCATTTGTTTTTCCATACTATCTACTTGTTGTTTTAACTGAGAATATAAAGATTTACGTTTAATAATATTTTCTTTATTTTTAATATCTGTTTCTGACAATACTGCTACATCATCAACAACTCCCATTTTCATAAGTTCTTTTAATTCAGCAAGATACGCCCATCTATTAACAGGAAGTGTAGAGCCAGCTATAAGTCTTACATCAAACTTAGAAGATGCATAGTCCATAAACTTACCAACAGCTTCACCTAAGTCATTATATATAGGCATATTAATTTCTACTCTTTTATCTTCTTGTATAGCATTAGGTTGTACTATTCTAAACACTTTGTTTGCTGTGTATATAGTTTGAGTGTATTGTCTTACAAGTTCTCCTACTTGTTTTAACCCTGGTTCTATAGAATGCTTTAACCAATACTTAACTCTTCTTGTACCATATTCATCAATAGCAAGCATACCCTTAAATGGCATGTCTTTAGTTTGTTTAGTATCTCCTTGCATAGAGCTGTATATACCAGCTAAGTATTCCATATCTTGTTTACCTTCACCTGAAATGCCAAAAAATGCATTAGGTAATTGGAAAGGCATAACAGGAGTAGGTGCATTAAAGCCACTTCTAAGAGGTAGCAATGCTCCAGGAGCAGCTGCATATTTTTCCCAATGCTCTGTATCTATACTTCCTTCTTCATACATCCATCTTAAACTACTTCCTAACGATGCATTATGCACCATTAACTGATGTACTTTATTTAATTCTTGTTGTTTACCTATGAGTGGAGATACTGCACTTATTGGGTAAGGAGTGCCAGTCCATTTATAGTGAAAAGGAATCAAAGGATAATCTTTGATTTTCATAGGTAAGTACTTTTCGTAAATACATGCATCTCCAACTACACAGGTTTTTTTAATTCTTGAGTCGTAAAATTCTATAGCATCTACTATAAGAGAATTAAACTGTTCATCTTTTTCTAAAACAATAAATTCTTTTTTACTTATTATTTTATTTTCTATAACAGAATTTTGTTTTTGTAATTCATTTTCAAATTGCATTTCTGCAACTTTAATTTTTTCTACCATTTGTTTTGATAGTTTTTCTAATTCAAGGTCCATTCTTTCTTCTAGCATTTGACCAGCTTTTACTTGTTCAGCAAATTGTAATTGTTTTTCTTTTAAACTAACTTGCATTTCAGCTTGCATTTCTTTTACTTTTATTTCAACTTGAAGTTTAATTTTTTGAACAATTTCTGGATTAGGTGGAACTTTATAGAACATATTAACATAAAGCATTTGTTCTTTTTCAAACAACTCATAGTATTCAATTAAGTCTTCTCTACCTGTATCATCTTCATCTAATATATCTGAAGTAGATTCATCTAATATATCTTTTGCACTGAAGTCTTTTTGAGTTTCATCAAATACTTTCTCAGTATAGTTATAAGAACTATTGTCATATGAATTAGCATTTTTAATTTTACTTTTAGAATCAGGATACTCTTTCATTAAATGAGTTCTAGGAAGAACTTTTCTTATCATAATATATGCAGCATCTGTAAACAATAAATCTCTAGACTTAGGGTCTACATAAACATCAAAAGGGTCTGGTTGTTTAATTACAACTTCACCCATACCTTGGTCAGCATTAGGATTTACATCTACAAGTAAGTATCCAATAGATTTAGCAACACAATCATTTATAGCATTAGACAATAAAGATTGTCCATTAGATTGATACCATACATAGTCAGCCATATCAGAAAAGACAGATGCAACGTCACTGTCAGAACCTTCAACACCTATAGCTTGCCATCTAGGACTATTAGCAGTAGCGTAGTAATTTAACATTTCAACAACAGGTATAATTCTGTTAATAGTAAATGTAGGCATACCTTGTTCTTCTAATAATTCTTTATCATCAGCAGATAGTTGATTATCATTAGCAAAGTCAAAACCTTTTTGGTTTATAAACTCCCATTGCTGCCTATTACCAGTATTAACATTATCAAAAATGTCTCTAACTCGTAATGCTTTTTTATCCTGTCTTTTGGCCATTATATACCTTCCTTATTATAAATTTCTGGGGCTACCCTGTATTTTTTATCAATCTTATAGCCTTCTTGTAAAATATTGCAAGCTTTATTTTGCATTTTAAAATATTGAGCTTTTGTTAATCTCATTGTTTTAGGAGTAGCCTTAGAGGTTATAGAGTACATTTTATCTATATTGCATCTATCAGGCCTTTTATCGTATATACTACAAAGATTATCTTCTCCTAAATATACACATGCGCCATCTTTTCCTGAAGGCATTAATCCTAGTTCACCAGCTTTTTTACAACAAGCTCCACACGCAGTGCAATTAAATTCCATTATTCCTCTTCTTTACAGTCATCCCATTTAGATAAATCTAACATAGGAAGTGGCTTTTCAATTTCATAATCTTTAAGCTTATCGTTTTGGATAGCTTTTTTAGAGCCACCTTTAACGTATGGCTTACCATTTGCACATCCAATATCATAAACAAAAAATATTGTTTTCCAAAGACCAACTCTTACTACTCTTGCTGGTCTTCCATTTAAATGTATAACATCGTCTGTGTTCAAGTCGTTTCCTAAAAATATCTTTAACGACTCTAAAACATTTTCTAAGGTAGCACGAAAGACCATTAATGCAAATGCAGCTATAGCCATCCAGCCCCATTGGCCTAAGAAGTAGCTTACTTGCTCTTGCAGTTGTTCTTCCATAACTTTCCATTCTGCTTCCCTCTATTACTTTACTTTTCTAAGTCTAATTTTATTGAATCTAAAGCTGGCGTTAAAGAAGTGCTGTCTAACATAGCATCAAATGCTTTATTGTCTAAACTATTTTTAAATTTTATGTCAGCATCCCATCTATCACTTCTTGCACCAACATCTTCTGCAGAACCTTTCCACCAGTCATTCATCCAGATTAATTTTAATGCTGGTTCATAACCTTTTGAGTATGCTCTTAGCCTTTTATCTGAGCCACCTAAATATGATGATTGATTTACACCAGCAAGAAACAAATCTTCTTGTTGTGTTTTACTTAATAACTTAGGGTCGTCAGTACCTCTTGCTTCTTTAACCCAATCAGGTTCATCACCCATAACATTTACATATTGTTGTAGTGTAGTTTGAAATGTATTAGAACCAGTGCTATCTTCTATTTGATAATATCCTTGACCAGGACCTCCATTAGATTGTGACACATTTTTATTTTCAGATTCCATATATGCAACAGTTTCTAACATATAATCCATTTGTTCTGTACTTAAGTTATGTTTTTGCATAAACTTTTCATACATAGGGCTATTACCGCTTCTACCTTCATTTTCTATAATTTGTTCTAACTTATCCATGTTATGCAACCACCCAACTTTTTGCTTTTGGTTTATATTTATAATGTTTTCCTTCGGAAGACCTAATGCCAACAGGAGGTTGAGCAAACTTACAAGCATAAGCCAATGCATCGATTGCATCATCGTGACCCATTCTTGGACCAAACGTAATAATCTCGTGTTGTAAATCATACATCTCCTTCTTTATATGCATCTGACCTACTGAAAACCTTTGTGCTAATATACCTTGTATTCTATCTCTCTTTGACATTCTTGTTCCTGGTTTTTCTTCCTTAAATTTAATACCAAAATTATTTCTACGCAACATTTCACTTTTAAGTGATTGAAATACAGGTCTTGACATAGTAGTATCTTCTATAACAAACATAGTAGGATGATACCTTTCTTCTAAATCAAATATATAATCTACTACACCTTTTTTATCTTCACCTGGAATACCAAGTACAGGTAGTCCTCTTTTTCTAATATATTCTAATACATACACTTTATTAAACTCATCAACGCCAACAACCATTAATACTGAATAGTCACTATCTCTTCTTATAACATCAGTTGCACAATCAACGCCTACAAATACATTTATTGGAACAGGATTGTTAGAATCTTTTAATATATAGCCAATACCTGCATCTTGGTCATACATATATCCACCTTCCCAATATTTAATATGGTCTCTGCTAAATACAGAATCATCTTCACTTTGCACTTCCATCATATACTCTTGGTAGAATTTATGAGGAGAACCTGAGTCAGCGTAAAACTTTTTCTTTCTTTCTAATTCTTTTAAACCAAACCAACTATCCCATAATGCTTCCCCTTTCTCAGTTATCGCTTTATGAAGAACAACATCCCAAGAAAACTTATTATTTTTTTGTACAGCTTTTTGATAATTAGTAATAAGATTATTAATAAAACTATCAAAGTGGACAGGAGTCCCATTAATACGTAGCCTGCCAGTATGAGGCTCAAGAGCAGGGAATACCACAGCAGTAATAAGGTTGGAGTTTTTTGCTCTAGCTTCAGGAGTAATTGTATTGTTCTCGTCCTCAAAGTCATCCAATACGATAAGGTCGTATCTTTTGTGTAGCTTCGCACCTCCCCTAATCCCCGAAATATTAGATTTAGAAATGAGTTTACACCCATTTGAAAACTCTATATCTGTCTCTGTCCATTTTTTTCCTTTCAAATCACCAAAGTAATATTTAATTTTATCGTTAGTCTCAATATGAGTCTTAACATAATCCATATTACCAGTAGCTAACTTAGCTGTAGCTGACACCCATCCATAGAATAATGGCTCATCTACATCAGACAAGCCCCATTCTTTTTCTTTGCCATTAAAACAAAATGATTTTAATATATCACACTTAGTAAGAACAGTTTTACCATGTCCTCTAGGCATAATAACAGCTAACTGCTTAATAGACTTATCATCTACCTTGTCTGCTATTTGATAATGAAACCAAGGTGTTTCACTTCTCATATAATCTTGAGGCAAGAATAATTTACCGAAAGCAATCATATCTGTAAAAGCTTCTCTTAAAAGTTTTTCTTCTCTAGATACGTTATGAAAATTTATATTGGCCAATTATTTCTTTTTCTTTTTCTTAACTACTTTTTTCTTTTTAGCTTTAGGTCTTCCTACTTTAGACCCGTATGTTCCTTTACCGTATGGCATATTATACTCCTTCTTTATATTTATAAGCCTTTTTAGCTGCTTTTTTAGCTTTTCTTTTTTTAATAACACTTTTAACTTTTTTAACACCTGCTTTTACAATAGGCTTAGCAACTTTATACATTTCACTTGCAGCTCTAACTGTTCCTGCTACGAGCATAGCATCTTGCATTTTTGTTTTTTCATTCTTTTTTAAAGCCATTACTTGCCCTCTTCGTACGTACTGTTAAAGTATTTTCTTTTTTGTGATTTACTACCTGATTTATTTTGAGACATTGAGGCTTTTCTTCTAAGCTTATTACGCCTTGCTTTTTCCATCATATTATCACTTTTAGTTTTTATGGGTGAATATTTTGAACCTTCTTTTTTCATCCCCTTTTTAGCTGGTTTAGCAATACCAACTTTGCTAACTTTTTTACCACCCTTGTATTTAATCATTATATCTCCTATAATTTCATTATTTTTTTAAACATTAGAACACATAGTATGATAAGCATAACACTAGCAATGTCTACAAACTGACTACCACTATCAGATTCTATACTTCCTATAGGTGTTTCTATTTTTATTTTTTTAGTTTCGTTCATCTTTTCTTAGCAGTCCTTTTAGACTTTTTAAATGCTTTATTAGTAGGAGCGCCTTTAGAACCTTTTTTTCTCATCTTCTCACCGCTACCTGCTTTAATTCTTTTACGCTTTGCATGTATATTAGCGTATAGTCCTTTTTTAGCCATACTACTCCTTTAACTTAGGTCTTGATACATCTTCATTAGTAAATCCACTAAATAGTTCTTTAGATGCCATACCTGTAATCTCTTGAACCTTAACGCCTTTATCTTTAATCTCTAATACTTCAGATAACTCTGTAAGAGCTTTTAACCTATCAGAATCTTTTTCAGCAGTAACAGCTATATTCTTAATACCATCTAATACTAGCTCTTCATCTATCTCTAACTTCTCTAATATAGGCTTTAAATGTTCTTTCATTTTCTTTTGTACCCTCTCTGTTTTAATAAGTAGCATAGCTCTTGATTCAGCATACTTCTCATTATCAGTCTTGAATGCATTAATATAAGCATCCTTTAATTTCATATTCTTTTGAAGGTTATGTATAAATAACTCTTCTCTACCTGTTAATTTTTTTCTATCTTCTAATACTTCTTTAGATGACTTCTTACCAGACAAAGAATAGATGTTCTCTCTTTTATCAGCATCCATCTTCATCTTACCATCTTTTAAGAATGTACCAGTACAAGTACCTACATAATCTACCTTCTTTAATGCACCTTTACTTCTA